TTATTTATCCCTGTACTATGCCGGGGACACGGAACAGCTCGCCAGGATCGAGGCCGGGGAATCGCCGTATCTTATTTTTGGAGAAAAAATGTATGGTGAGAAAGTGACGAAAGCCGATCCGCGTTACCCGTACATGAAGATGTCCGTGCTGGGTTTCGGTTACGGGGCCGGGGCGAAAAAGTTTTCCATGATAAACCGTATAGACGAACGGACAGCGACAATGCTGCATGAAGGATGGAAAGCGGTAAACGCGCCGATCGTGCGCATGTGGTACAATTTCTCTGACGCTTTTATCGGCGCGGCGGTGCGCCGGAAAGCGGGCACGGCACACGGTTTCCAATTTATTCCCCTGGGCGACGGAAACGACGTTAAAATAATTCTACACGACGGCCACGTACTTTATTATCGGGGGCTGGAAATCCACCACGACGAACGGAATCGCGTTCAAATTTTACGCGATAAAAAGGTAATGCACGGCGGACTACTCACGGAAAATCTTATGCAGGCGACGTGCGCCCGTCTGTTGTACCGGGCGCTTGCGGCGTGCGAACGCGCGGGGCTGGAAACCGTTTTGCACGTATATGATAGTATCCTGATCGAAGCGCCGACGAAAGCCGCAAAGCGGGCCGCCGCGACGCTGCGGGACATTATGTGTGATCCGCCCCCCTGGGGCCCGGACATGCGGCTGGCGGTCGATCAGCATATCGGCAAGCGGTGGACAAAAACATAGGAAATATAAAAAAAATAGTTGACAAAACGGCCCGCGCGGCGTAGCGTCTTTTTATCACGGGAAAGGAGGGCGCGCATGAAGATCAAAACGGCGAACATACGATGTGTTAACCCGCACGGTAAAACAGAATTAAAAGAGGTAAACGTAAAAAAGGTTTTGGAGTTTAACGGTGAATTGTTTTTTATTCACCGAAGCGCGAGCGAACAGCGGTGGTCTGTGTCGCATTATGAAACGGGTTTGCGGGCGGGCGTTACTGAGAAAACCATCGCAGCGGCGGAAAAGGCGTTTAACGCGGTAATGGAAAAAAAAGCGCGGGTATTACAAGCGGCTGTAACTGATAAGTTGAAACAATACGGCCCCGCAAACAAGTTACCGGAAGGGGGTAACGAGTAATGATAAAAATAAAAGACATTGCCGCGTCTATGCGGCGGGATGAAACGGAATTTTACGACGTGATCCGCGCCGCGAACGCGAAGAAGGTCAAGGTCCGACAATACGTCCAGATACGTGTCAAGGGCGGGGCCGTCAAGGATAGCGTGGCGAAAATTCTTATCGTTGCGGTTTTCCTGGACTGTACTTATTTTTATGCGCAGTGGTTTGTGGAAAAATACAAATGCGCGCAGGGGCGGTCATAATGAGCGGCGACCGTTTTTTAATGCGTGGCGCGGGGGTGAAACATAATAGCGAAAAGCCTCGAATGGATTTACTGCCATTCGAAGCGCTGGAAGAGGTCGCGGAAGTTCTCACGTACGGCGCGCGGAAATACAGCGATAACGGCTGGCAAACGGTAGAAAACGGCGAGCGGCGATACCTAGGCGCTATGCTCCGCCACCTGGCCGCCTGCGAGCGGGGTGAGGCGCAAGACCCGGAAAGCGGACTTTTACACGCGGCGCACATGGCGACAAACGCGCTTTTTATTCTATGGTTTGAAATCCAAAAGGAGAGGGGGAAAGACTATGGCCTCACAAAATAAAGACGAACGCGCTTATGTCAATGCGCTAATAAAGGCAATCCGAAAAAATTCACCCCGCGTTTATGTGTACATTGACCGGGACGCGGGTTTTGTGCGCCATACGAGTTCGGGGTTTGATTTTCTGCTTGCGGACATGGGGCGGGTGGTTTTCTGCGAAGCGAAGGTTGGAAATGGAAAACTGTCCGCGTGGCAAGGATTTGTTAAAACAGATGTGACGGCAAGCGGGACGCCGTATCTTGTTGTACGTTTTTGGGACGGCGGAACGTGTTTTACCGTTGAAAACGGCCCCCGCATTGATGTCGACAAAGCCCGCATTATTGATTTTGTCGGACCAAGAAAAATCCGCGCGTGTGAAAATTAAACATTAGGAGGCCGCCACAATGACACCGTTCTGGACAATCAGTAACGACGCGGGGGAAGTCGTAGTGGAAAATATTTTTGACCGTCTCGCGGCGGAGGCAATTGTCAAAAAGCTGGTGCAGGAATTTGAGCGGGTTTATATCGTGCGGGAATATGGCCTGAAAAGCAAGTCCGTTTATACACCGAAATGAAAGCCACCATTTTGCGTCATTATCAGCAAGCCGCCGTTGACAAAGCGCTGGCCGCCTATCAAAACGGCCATCGCGGTTTCTTGTGCGGCGACAAAATGGGCCTCGGGAAAACGATCGTTGCCCTGCAAATTGCCGAAAGCATCCCTAAAAAATACGATATGATCGGCGTTGTTTGCCCCGCGTTTCTCGTGCCCAAATGGCGGCGCGAGATTTTGAACCGCTGCGACGATGACAGGGAATACAAGTTCGCCCTTTATTCCTATTCCGAAATCTCCGATCCGTCGATACTGGCACAGGCGAAATCAGTTCACTATGATCTAATCATTTTCGATGAGTGTCATTATGCGAAAAGCTATAAAGCGGCGCGAACGGTCGCGACGCTCGGCAGTCGGGGCGTCCACACGGTCGCGTGCCGCTTGCTCGGGCTGTCGGGCACCTGGCCGCCTAATAATATCGCGGATTGCTATCAGTGGTTAAAGGCGTCCAAGTCGCCGCTCGCGCCGCGCGGGTATGAGGATTTTGCACGGGAATTCGCCGCGAGCGCGTATCGTAATCAATTCGGCTTGCAAGTGTCCGGCTTTCGGCCTAACGCCCGCTGGAATAGGCACTTCCCGCCGGTATATATCGGCCGCACAATCGACGACGTGACCGACGAAATACCGGAAGGGCTGCGGGTTGACTTTCCGATCGACATTCCAAAGACGATTGAAAAGGCGGAAATAAAGCTATTCGGCCGGATTATCGATGATCCGGTTTTAATGGAAAAAGCAATAGAGGCCGCGCCGTCGTTCGACCAGTTGACCGAGTTCAGGAAAATGCAAGGGCTGGCGAAGGTTCACACCGTCATCGATTATGCGCTCGAAGCGTGGGAGGAAAACGAAAAAAAATTACTTATCGGTACGTATCACGCCGAGGTTGCGGAAAAAATCGCGGCGGCGCTCACGAAAAAGAAATTGCCGGTCACGCTTATCACAGGCGCGAATACCACGCCGGACGAGCGCGACGCGATGACGCAAAAACTGAACGACGTAGACGAAAGCGTCATTGTCGCAACGATCGATTCCCTGAAAGAAGGGGTTGACGTAACGGGCTTTTCCCTCACACTATTCGCGGAAATCGACTGGCGCGCCTGGGCGCTCGAACAATTTGAGGGCCGCACGCGCCGAATAGGTCAGGTTAAAAATGTTAGATGGGTCTATTTCTTTTTTGAACGCGGCGTCGATAAGATGATGCGGAAAAAAATTGAGGAAAAAACCGAGTTAGCGGACGCGGTGCGGGGGACGGCGTGAAATCAGATGTAGGAGAAGTTGAAAAATATGTCAAAACACAAATTAAAAATATGCTTGATAACGCTGTCAAGAATCCGGTTAAAACTATAAAAGTGAAAATCCCCGGACCGATAGAATATATTTGGATAAAATTTAAAATCTTGAACGGGGAAGGGCAAAAATGAGACACGCGAACGCCGATCTGTTCAATGCCCTTTTCATCCCCGGTGAAAAAATCAATATCCGCGTTATAAAGGACGCCGGCGGCCCCGCCGAAAATCACTTGTACATTTTCCCCGACACACCGCTGTCCCCCGAATACCCTGACGCTTTCCCCTGCATCGGCGTCAATCCCCGCGCAACCGTCCGTAAACTGTCATCGATTAAAAACATGGTCATTGACATTGACGGCGCGCCGCTTCCAGCCTGGGCGAAAGAACGCGCAGACGTAATTTGTTCGCGGGACGATACGCACCATCATTTATATTTTTGTTTTGAAAATACGACGCGGGAAGCGTTCAAGAAATATAGTAAGGCGCTTATTCGTCACGCGAACGGCGATAAAAGCGTATCGGACCCGGAGCGCGTTATACGCCTGCCGTATTTTACACACCGTAAAGAAGGCGTCGAATCCCCCGGCTACAAAATAGTATTCATAAGAAAAAAAATCGAGCGCACGTCCATTGAAAAAAAATTCGACTGGTTAACGCTCGATAAAAAACCTGAAAGCGCCGCGCCCGTTCAGAATTATAATTCCGTTGTTGCCTTCATTCGCCAGACATATATGAAAAAACCCGTTATCACACAAGGCGCAGGCCGCAGCCGTGAACTGCTGCTCTTAGGGTTCGATTGCCACAAGTGGGGGGTATCGCTGGAATCGGCGCTTGCGCTCGCGGTGGAAATATCAAACGAGCGACACGCCCCGCCGGAAAGTGATAATGTGATACGCCACCAGGTCGAAAGCGCTTACAAATACGCTAAAGGCGTGTTCGGCGCGGCGCTTATCGCGGGCGAGGAAAGCGCGGCGGCGCAACGAAAGGTAAAACATCAATTTGACATCACGCAGCGCGTCCGGGAAAAGTTGGCCGACTGGACATATATACATGGCGCGTGCCGCTTAGCCGATAGTAAGACTGATCGGGCGCTAACGAGCCGCGAACAAATAGAGGATTTCATTTCGCGCGAGGTCGGCGAGCCGGTCAATTTCCGCCGGCTGCTCGCGGATTATGCGGTTGAAACATGCGACCGCGTAGAATACGCGCCGCACCGCGCGGAGAAGATTTTTGAGATAAACGGCGAAACGTTTTTTAATTCTTACCGCCCGAATACGGCGGAGGTAAAACGCGAACCGAGATTGAAAAAATCGGCGGTAAAGATATTCACCGACCATATAAACTTTATCGCGACGACGGACATTGAACGGGAGGGGTTGAAAAACTATTTCGCTTTTTGCGTCCAGCGCATTGGACAAAAGGTTGACTGGACGCCGCTAATAATTAGCAAGCATGAGGGCTTAGGCAAGTCCGCATTTAGTGTGTTGTTTAGAAAAATATTCGGTGAGCATAACTGCTCGACCGTTTCCGCGCAACGGCTTCTTTCCGGCTGGACCGACTTTATCGCGGAAAAATTATTTGTTACGTCGCATGAAGTGGAAACGCACGACACTGCCGCGCTCACGGAATTAAAATCTTTAATAACAGAAAGCCGCGTTCGCGTCAATGCAAAATATGCGCGCACGTATGAGACAAGAAACTGCGCCAATTTTTTATTGCTGTCGAACAAACTGTCGGCCCTGCGTCTTGAAAAACACTCCCGCCGCTTTTTCGTGATCTACAACAATCAGGAACCGAAAGAAAAAAAATATTACAATGAATTGTTTGACGCGATCGAAAACGGCGCGGGATGGATTTATGATTATTTGATGAGCGTTGACCTGTCCGCATTTGACGCGCACGGGGCCGCGCCGGAAACGGAAGGGCTGGCAATGATAACCGAGGTCACGAAATCGGACGCCGTGTCGTGGTTAGAAACGCAGTACGAGCAACGCGCCGGGGCGTTCGCCTCGCCCATTGTGGACATGATTGCAATTGAGCGCGACGTTGCGACGTTCGCCCCGCCGAACGTGTCGCGCTATATGAACAAACAAAAAATCGCGATGTTTCTTTACGGCTTGGGGTTCGCCCCGCGCGAGTACCGCTTAAACGGGGTGCATAGGCACTCATGGTTCAACGGTGATGATCTCGCTTTCGAGCGGGAATTGAAAAAGTTGCGGGAAGCGGCGCAGAAAGAGAAAGAGAAAAGCGTCGCAATTTGACATTTTTTTGTTGACAAATTGACGACGGTTTATTATATTATATACACGTGAAGGTGGTAAAATGAAAAAAACAAGAATTAAGCCGGCGGAGTTACTTAAGCTCCTGGACAAGCACGATCTGCAAAAATACGACATTTGCAAAATTTGCAACGTGTCGGCGGCAACGGCCGAGCGGTATATCAAACACGGTATACCTGAGGCGCAATACCGGCTCATGCAGCTCAGTTTGGGGGATTTATGAAAATTTCTCGGGCGTGGGCAATGCCAAATCCAAACACTTTTTCCATAGCTCCCATCAAAAAACTGATAGGAACCTACGTCGCGGGGAAAAAATTCATTATTGATCCATTTGTACGATACAGTCCGTTTAAAAATGTGAGTTTGTCGAATGATATTGATAAAAATATAGTGGCCGATTTCCACATGGACGCACTGGAATTTTTAAAACAACAAACGTCAAACAGTTTTGACTTGTGTTTATTTGATCCGCCATACTCGTCGCGACAAGTAAGCGAATGTTATAAAAATAGTGGCGTTGCTGTAAATATGCAAACAACGCAAGCGAAATTTTGGACGGACATAAAAAAAGAAATTTCAAGAATCGTTAAACAAAACGGGTTTTGTATCACTTGCGGGTGGAACAGCGGCGGCGTGGGCAAAAAGTACGGTTTTGTCATAGAAGAAATCTTATTGGTGGCGCATGGCGGTTGGCATAATGACACTATTGTTACAATTGAGAAAAAAATATTGAAGGATTAGCGTTTATGAAAAAACCGTTTTGCGCCGCTCTGATCGTTCTAGGCATCACGCTCGACACTTATTTTTACGCCTTTCGTTTCATCGCCGACGGCCTTCCCGTCGTCGTGGCCGTGGCGTCGGGGATCGCACTGGAATTGTTGCTGTCGTTCGCGGTCTATAACGCGCGCCGGGCGAAAATATTCATTGTTATTGCCGTCGCCATCACCGCTTACACCGTCGTGCAAACGGCAGCAGGTCAGACGTTCGCCCTGTTGTCGCATACGGCGAGCGTCGGTACGGCGACCGAACACGGCACGGCGTCGTTCACTATCGAACAGTGCAAA